ATAATCCGGCAATTTATGAAGTGCCTCAAAGCCTCGTTCCACGTGCTCCGTCATTCCAGGAATGAATACTAAAATTGCGGGGATCATCAGGGCAAGCAAAACGAATTCGTCTTTCCAGCTGCCCTTCATCTGATCAACGGCTGAGGCCTCCCACGAGACTTCGCCAGCGATCTGCTGCTGTTTCAACTTAGTATTAGCTTTTATTTCTGTTAACTTGTTCTCGGCCTTCGCTTTCTTGGTTTCTATGAAGCCAGAAACCGCTTGCCCGGCAACACCGAGCAAGGGTTTTATTAATAACTGTAGCACTGTATTAAGCTCCTCCGCCTGTCATTTTCCACAGGATAAATAAAACGACTATGGTTACGATACCGGCTTTAATCCAGTCTTTCATTCCCCAATCACTCCATTCCTTTAGGTGAGCCCAAAGATCTTTAATGAGTTTCATATGAAACCTCCTTAGTTAAATTGAAAATTAATCTACCTCGTGTTCACAATTTTTGCAATCACAAGATTGACACGATCCACCATCAGAACAATGGCAACCATGTTCACAGTTCTTACACGTCACTAAAAAAGGCCTTTAAAAGCAACCTTCTTAATTTGCATTTTACTGCGCTGTCCTTTTGGTCCTTTACCTAAATTATCTACAACCTTTGGTCCTGGTATTGCTACCTGCGCTGTGGATACTTCTGATGTTTTATTTACATTAGGGCCTGCATAAGGATTCATCTCGTTAGAGACAGTCATTTTTGCATTAGGATATTTAGATCCGTTTATATATTTTGCTGTAGCCATTTTTTCTCCTAGTGTAGTGTTGGTTTAATCATTTCAACCAAGCCATTTGCATTTTCATCCATTAAATGTTGTCCTTCAGCAGGACCAAGTTCATTATAATAAATAACTCGTGCCGCGCTCATCATAGCACCCGCCAAAAGTATACTATCTTCCTTACTTTTGGAAGTATTTTCTATCATATGCATTAAACCACTAAAATAGTGTTGTAGTTTTTTATCAGCTTGTGATAATTTTTCCATATTAGTTATTTTAGACTCATTTATCACTTTTACAATACCAATGTTAGTTTTCAAAACGTATATCTTTTCTAACATCCACTTTTCTTGGGCGTTTTTTACTCGTTTCAATCTCTTTTTGCTTAGTTAAATTAACATTAGCTCTTAATTGAGCAATATCCTCCTGGGATTGAATCTTATCTTGAGTTAATTTAGCATCTTGATCCAATTTTTCTTGATCAATACCTATTTTAGCCTCATCGGCGCGAGTTTTGCGCTCAATATCCTGTTCACGAAGATTAATTTCTTGTTGTTTAAGATCTACTAGTGGATCTTCCCCTAATTGTTGCATCATTTCTTGTTCTTCAGTAACCATTTCTTCTATCATAATAGCAATTTTTTCCGCAATCTGTTTTTCAAGGGCTTCTTGGAATTGAATTTGTAATTGTTGAGGTATTTGACCTCCATATTGTTGGGCTTGTTGTTGAATTGCTTGTGCATTTTCTTCTTCGACTTCCGCTCTAGCCTGTAAACCTACGTGTTCAACAATATGACCTTGTAAAATAGACATTACTTGAGGATTATTTTTTACTAAAAGTGAAGACATAAATGCACGGTGTGCATCAATATGAGCTAATTGATTTTGTTGTCTAAAAGCTATTAATGATTTTCCTTCCAAAGAATTTGCATTTTCTACTGCTGGATCTTCTGGTTGAGGTGGTTTTGGAACAGGAAGAATTATATCAATATCTTTGACTCCTAAAGCTTGATACATTCGACGATATGCTTCATACATATTATGTGCCTGAGGATCTGTTTGTGCAAGCTGTAACTGTGTTTGTGCTAATGTCACTCGTTGTGACATTGAAAAAATATTTGGATCAGAGACAGGAATAATATCTATGTCATCACTAAAATCTTCTATTTTTAAAGTTGGAACAGCATTTTGTCCTACCTCATAGGGATACATTGGAGGAAGGGATTCCGCAAATATTTTAGCTAGTAATTTAAATTCAATTTTCTGAGCATAATGCAAACGCTTATGAATAGCGGACATAATACGTGCACCTCGTTCCATCAGAGCCATAGTAGTTCCGACAGGAGCATTGGATGCAACGCTGTCTCCAATTTTCTGATCGGCAATTGAAGCAAATCGCGTTCCTGCTTCCACCACAAATCCTAATAAAGCAAATAAAGTTTGGCTTGGTTCCTTATAAGGTAAAGGTAACAGTCCTTGGCGAAGATCTCCAGACGGAGCATCTACATCCCTGAATTCTCCTGGCTGAAGGGGATTGTCATCGTCTTTAATGCGCAGTCCTCGAGCTTTAAAGCCTGCTGGTAAATTGGACAATGTACCTGCATCGATAAGCTGTCTAAGAGCTGATGTTGCGGTTCTTGAAAGTCCCCCGAGCATGTGGATAAGACCAAAGCCATAAAAACTAAACCCAGGTAAAAATTTGTAATGAACAAAATATTGTTTCTTTTTCTTTTTAGGATCATCTTCATTATAGTTTCGATAAATGGATAGAACTTTTGCTGATCCTTCATCAAGAGTGACAATGTAAGGAACTTTAATTCCATCCTCACTATCTATGCCTTCAATATTTAAATCAACATGCATCTCCAATAACTGATAATCTTCCTTCTGATAAGATTTTTTCATCCCAGAAATTTGATCTTCTTTTTTTTGGAGTCCTGTCTCGGTGCTTGATACCATGAGATCTACATCGCGGTATAATCCTGCTACTTGTAATTTTCTAACTTCATTTTTTGTGCGACGAATAGTATGTGTCACTCGTTCACAGGATGGCAAGTCCGTTGCTAGGTAAGGAACATATAAATCATCTGACGGAATAAATTTTGATACCGCACGTTCTAAACTTTCATCATAATAAACCTTCTTAAAAGCCGAGCCTGAGAGAGGTAAATAAAATAATAATGAATCCAAATCAGGATCATATTCTTCCATATTATAGGTGATTTGATAATTCATATAGTCCTTCACCCGCTGAGCCTGATCCTCTTTTTGAGGGGTAATTTGTCCTATAATTTGAGTATTAACGGGTCCTCCCGCTGGTAATAATTCTTTATATGCTTGTGCTTGAAATTGGGTAATGGCTTCAGAGAGCATAGGATGGGTCACACTGCTTGCTCCCGCAAAAGGCATTGTGCGTTCCTGATATTTAAATCCTAAAAGATCAAGTCCTTTTTTGTAAGTATCTTCCCAATCTTTACGCGAGGCCTTATCATCTTCAAACGCCTCTCGTAATTCATTTGATATTCTTCCTAGCTCTGACTCTTCCAAGACTTCGGCTAGATTCATATCAAAAGAAGTTTCAAGAAGATTTTCCTGTTCTCCCACAATAGCGCTTCCGTCCTCCAGTAATTCTATGTCAGGTCGAGTGCCGTCTTCTACTTGCATTTCCACCATTTGTTGTATCGCTTTTTCCTGTTCTTCAGGAAATCCTGGTGGCGGGTTGGGAGTAACTCCAATAGGTCTTTCAATTGCCATTATGCTGCCTCAAATATATCAATTAGTTCAGGAGTATACACCATACCTCCATCTTTTCTATGAGTTTTATGTGGTAATAGCATTTCTGGTGTCAACTTGATACCAAAAGCTTCAACCCATTTATCTCCCATCTTCACCTTTACGGTTACTACTTCTGAATTATTCTCTTTGGCCGCGCGTATTAATGCTTTTTCCAGGACGGAAGTGTAATGTTTTTGGTCTTCTTCAATTTTAAAAGATCCTCTGTCCTCCATCTGTGACCATTCCGCTCTTGCTTCATCCTTTGTTTTAAATTTTCCTTTTATAATTTTTTTATTTTTTCCCTCGCCCTGCACGATCTGCCATGTCTTTGGCGCCATAGAGTTAGGACCGCCGTAAAATTCCTCCATTCCTATCCCTTTCATGTCCTTTGTCCTTTGGGAAAGTGGAGTGTGGGTTCCACCATAGTTTTGTCCCTTCCAGTATGTTTCACTAATCGGTTTTGCCGGTGAAATAACATACATTGTCGCCGCATCATCGGCCTTGTCAACAAACAACCTCTCCGCCGCCTGATGCAAGTCGCGCTTGATGAGTGCTTCCCCCCATTCTCCTCTGTCCTTGAACGGAATATTAGGCTGTAAGATTTTCATTGATTCCTTAGTCAATGACTTTTCTAATTCACCCAGCATTTTTGTTTCTGTTACTCGTGCAGCTTCCGCTCGTTTCATCAGCTCCTTGGACGGCCATTTTCCCGCCGCCGCCAGCTCCGTGAAAATCTTCTGTGTCTTGGCGAACTCATCCATAAACATCTGCATCTCCTGCGCGGTCTGAAAGATCGGGCGAAAGACACTTTTATGCTTAAGAAAGTATTCAATGACTTCTGGATTCATCTTGTCGAATCGTCCTCCATACCCTCTTGTCTCTCTAGCTATTTCTTGCTCCCTGAATATCTTATTCTTGTCTATGAGATCCCCCAAGGCCTTCTTGAACTTCTCTTCCATTCGCTTGGCGTTCTGTAGCACATCGGATTGAATCTCATCGGCGAATGTCACGCGGATCTCTTCTCCCTTCGTGGCCGCTTTCATTTTATTCAATTGAATTCTATCGGCATCAATTTTATTTCTAAACTGCAAAATCTGATTGTAGAGAGGCTCGTCTATTTCTTTAAGCTTGTCTTCAAAGTGCTTCAGGTTGTTGCGTATATCCACTGGGTCCATATTGTCCACATCATCGAATATTGCCGCCCCTTCGCGCTTAAGCTTCCTCGCCGCCGAGGACTCAAGCCCTATGATTTGTCTTTCTATTTTTTTTAAATTTGTGTCTAGTGATTTCATCTTCTTTGGATCAATGGCCATCGGGATCCCTTTTTCAACGGGAAGCTTTGCCATGCGATCCGAGAGTCGCGACCAACCGATCACGTACCTCTCACTGAAACCATGAGTGGGTCCTTCAAACGTTGAAAGTTTTCCTGGATCCAACGGAATGTGCTTAGGATCAAGATACAGGACAGATTCACGGTATGTACCAGGAATGAATCCCGTTGACATGTTGCCATCAGCATACTTAGCAGTCTTCTCTCCTAGCCATCCATAATTGACGGTTTCCACTTTACGCATCGGGGACTGCCGAATAATCTCCAGCATTTCATTCTTGATCAAAGGCGTTCCGTTCTTTTTGGCCATCGCAACGTAGCGTGATAAAATATTATCCTCTAATTCTGGTTTTGAAACGCCTCGCGTGTGTAAAAACTTAAACAAGTCGTCGGCGGTCGCAAAACTCTCCGGCGTATTGGGATCCATCATCTTCGCCTCCACATTGGAGTAGAACATTGACTCCGCCGCCTCGGGCGAATCCGAAATAGGCTTCAGGGGCTTTTTCTTCACCGCCGTGGTTGTAGCCACTACCTCAGGATCTATAATGTCAATATCTTCCACAGCCTCCTTAACCGGCTTAGTCTTTATTCCCAGTTTCTCGCCGATTGTTCTTAGAATACTTTTTTCCGACTTACTTAAATTCTGTGCAAGGATCTTGGCCTTCTCCACACCAGCCACGGCCCAGATAGGAGCTTTCCCCACCAAATTAGCCACTTGTATTTCCTCCGGACCTTGCTTCATTGCTTCCTCAAACAAGTCCAAGTCCTGAGGCAGTTCAAATGGACTTTCATCCAAATCCAAATCCTTTAATTTAAAATAAGGATCGTCTCCTGCTACTCCTGAACTTAGTTCCCCAGGATCTCCTCCGTAAGCCATTCCTCCTTTTGCTTTATTTGTTTCTGCAAATTCTTGTATAATATCCTCTACCTCTCCAGTCGGTTCTATTACTGTAGGGCCTGTCGCTGTGGATCCTGACTTCATAATACCTTTAACAGGATCTTCAAATAAATTTTTAATAGACCCCCATGCTTTTTTTAAAGTTGGTTTATCTAGGTTAGTGGCTCCTTGTAGATAAAGCATTCCCTTAGCGGGGCCTACCTGCGTTACCCATTTTAATAAAGGCACAAGTCCCAGTCCTGTAGCTAAAATGACAGGATTTAGTTCATGTGCGGCAGTCTTCAAGGCATTTCGCAAAGGTTGCCCTTTTTTTAATTCTCCTGTCTTTATCTTTTCCTGAATCTCCTCTTCTATAATTTCATCCGTCGTCATTCCTTCACTTAACTTATCTGATCGTCTTCGCCAATCCTCAGCGTTCTTTCCTAGAAAAAAATCAAGTACGTTTAATGCCAAACGAGGACCAGCTACTGCGGTCTTCGTAAAAGGATCTGCGTCCTTTAATTCCTCAAATGTAGGAATATTCTCCTGTAAGTTAAAGGGGTTAGCTACACCTTCAAACACATCAGCGACTATATCAGTTGCAAAGCTATCTAATGTTTGTCGTGCATCTCGTGCCGTTCGGTGTTTTTCCCAATCCGTCAACTCGCGTAGTCCCCAGAACTCTGGTTTTACACGAATGTCCTTTTTCAGGAATTCATCAATTTTTCCAAGTACGCCTGGTTCTTCTACAACCTGCTCCTCAAAAATATCTACATCATCAGCCATTATTATATCCTATCACTTCTTCAATCGAAGCGAAACCCCCATCTTTAA